GACGCTGCACGGGCGCGCGGACCTCGACGAGCTCCTCGTCTCGAACAAGGCCCTCGACCTCGACGGCCCTAACGCCGCGGCGGAGATACTCCGCGCAGTGCGCGAGCTGACGGCAGGCGACGTGGAGTGCATCATCGTTGACACGGTTAACAATCACATGGCGGGCGACGAGAACAGCGCGCGCGACGTTCGCAACATGTTCGGCGCGTGCAACGTGGTTGCCGCGGCGCTTCGCGCAACGGTAATACTGAATCATCACACGGGGCATAACGTGGATGCGAAGGGGCGAGCTCGCGGAAGCTCCGCTTGGAAAGCCTCGCTCGATGCGTCGATCCTCGTCGCGAAGGGCGAGGACGGGGCCATCGAGGTGAGCTGCGCGAAGATGAAGGACGCGGAGCCTCCGGCCCCGTTCGTCGGGCGGCTCGTGCCCGTGCCGCTCGGATGGCTCGACGACGACGGCGAAGAGGTCAAGGGCGCGGTGTTCATGCTCGCCGAAGGCGAGGTCGCCGCGGTGCCGAAGAAGAAGACCGACGGCAAGCTCGAAAAGCACCGCAAGGTCTTCGAGGGCGCGTGGTGGGCGTCGGGCGCAGAGGAGCGCGCAGGGTCGCCGTACCTCTCGCGAGCCGCTCTAAGGGCCTACCTCGTCGAGCACATGGGCATGACCGAGGCGAGCGCGAACCAGGTCTGCAAGCCGACCGCAGCCGGGAAGCTCATCGCCGAGCTCTTGACCGCCGAGGTCATCACAGCCCACGAGCACGGGTGGATTGTGTCGCATGACGACCATGCGAACGCTCTCAGGCTGGCAAAAGGTGGGCTGAGGTAACGGCGTAACTGGCGGTAACTGGCGGTAACTGGTTACGGGGGCAAGGCGATGCACCCGGTAACGTAACGTAACCCCCTTCCTTAAGAAGGGGTTACAAGTTACCGGTGTCGAGCGTCGCAACGGATACCAGTTTGACGCATGTGTTACGCGGTGCGTTGAAAAGAGGGGAAGGAAAAAAGATATGAAGCATGAAGAATTATCTAGCACGAAGGGGAAACGTGGTGTATAACGAGCCCATGATTCTTTTCCACGGCACCGACAACGACTCACTCGTCATGCACGCTGGCCTCTGCCTCACGGACGACGCTGAGATTGCCGCCGAGTACGGCAGCAACGTCCACGAGATCGAGGTCGACGGCGATACGCTCCTCGTCGCCATCTCGGCGGAAGACCGCGACATGGTGGTCTACCCCGGCGACCGCGCGTCGGAGCTCGCGGCCTGGGCCGCTGCTGGCTGGTCGATGGTCCGCTACCTCGACGAGACGACGAGCGGCACGCAGCACCACACGTGGCGGCTCACGGCGGCGGTGGCGTCGTGATTCGCATCCGCGGCAACGCCGCTACCCTCGCAGACATTCGCGGGCTCCTCGCCGTGGCAACCGACCCAGAGATCCGCACGCTGCTCGAAGCCTGCCTCCGAATGCGGGGTGTCGCGTGATGGCTCCCCGTCGAGGGCTCATTCGAGACGCGCTCGCCCTCGGCGCGCTTTACACGGCGACATTCGCCACGTTCATCGTGCTCGCAGGGCTCGTCGCCGCCGTCGGTGGCCCATGAAGCCCGTGCTGCGCCCCAGAGGCCGCAAGGGCGGCTTCGACGGCGATGCCCTAGCTCGCCTTGCCCTCGTCGTTAAAACAGCCTCCTTGGGGCAACGTCGCGTCACTGCGCCCGTTATCCGAGCTGCGCTAGGGTGGGGCCGGACGGTCGTTTACGCCGCCTTGCGCGAGGCGGTCGCCCGAGGGCTCGTCGAGCGCCTGGGGAAAACAAAGGGCACGTGGTATCGGGTGGCGTCATGAAGACGAACCCCGCCGACAAGGTGCAGCAGTGGGCGATCGAGCGCCTCACGCCGTACGCGCGCAACGCACGCACGCACTCCGACGCTCAGGTGGCCCAGCTCGCGGCCTCGATCCGCGAATGGGGCTGGACTACCCCGATCCTCGTCTCGCCCGATGGCGGCGTCATCGCGGGCCACGGCAGGCTCCTCGCAGCTCGCCAGCTCGGCATGGTCAACGTGCCCGTGATTGTCGCCGAGGGCTGGAGCGAGCCTAAGACCCGCGCCTACGTTCTCGCGGACAACCAGCTCGCGCTTCAGGCAGGCTGGGACTCCGAGCTCCTCGCCCTCGAACTCGGCGAGCTTGGCGAGCTTGGATTCGACCTCGACCTAACCGGATTCAGCGAAGGCGAGATTGCTGCGCTTTCGATCGACGACGCGAAGCCGCCGACGAAAGAACAAGAATCGAGCACGAAAGAGATTGACCCGGACGATTTCACGCTTGGGCATCGTTGCCCGCGATGCGGCTTTGAGTTCGACGATGAAAAGTAATCCGCACGCTTGGCTTTTGTCTGAGCTCAAAGACGTCCCGAAGAACGGCGTGAAGGTCATGTCGACCTTCGCGTGCGGAGGTGGCTCGACGATGGGCTACAAGCGCGCGGGCTGCGAAGTCATCGCGGCAAACGACATCGACCCTGAGATGGCGTGGCATTACAAGCGGAACCATGCGCCGAAGCATTATTTCCTCTGCCCGATTCGCGACCTGCTCACGGCGGAACTTCCGCAAGAGCTCTTCGAACTCGACATCCTCGACGGCTCGCCGCCGTGCTCGACGTTCAGCATGGCCGGCAGTCGGGAAGACGCTTGGGGAAAGGAAAAGCACTTCCGCGAAGGACAGGCGAAGCAGGTGCTTTCCGATCTATTCTTTGACTGGATCGCGCTTGTCGAGCGGCTGAAGCCGAAGGTCGCGATTGCGGAAAACGTGAAAGGGATGCTCATTGGAAACGCGAAGGGCTACACAAAAATGATCGTGCGCGAGCTCGAACGCATCGGCTACCGGGTGCAAGTCTTCCTCGTGAACGCGGCCGACTGCGGGGTGCCGCAACGGCGGGAGCGCGTGTTCTTTTGTTGCTCCCGCGCAGACCTTGAGCTCAAGCCGCTGAAACTTGCGCCAAAGCACCGATGGGTTAATGCGGGGGAGGCAACGGGAGATTTGCAAGAATTGACGACGGCGGAGATTGAGGAAACCGCTCTTAATTCCGCAACAGACAAAAAATGGTGGCCGTTGACGCGACCAGGCGAAAACTATTCTCACGCATCAATAAGAGAAGACGGCACGAACAAACTTTGGAATCATGTAAAATTGCATTCTTCGGAACCATCGTGCTGCCTTACTGCGACGGACATGTTTAAGCATTGGGGCGTGCGCCGTTTGCTCACCTACCGCGAATGGAAACGTCTCGGCTCTTTCCCCGACGATTACGTCGCGAAGACCGACAAAATCGGGAAGTACATGATCGGCATGAGCGTCCCGCCGAAGATGACGGAGGCCGTTGCGCGCGCGGTTTGCTCCCAGTGGCTTGGCGTGCGATACCAAAACGAGGCAACCTAATGGCCAACGGCAAAGCAGGACGCCCGACGAAGACGCTTTCCGAGAAGCAACGCGGCGAGATTGAGACGCTCGCGGCGTTCCTCTCCATCGAGCAGCTCGCGGACTACTTCGGCATCGGTCGCACGACGTTTTACGCTCTCGCGGAGAAAGACCCGGAGATTCTCGAACATTACAAAAGAGGGAAGTCGAAAGCGATCGCTCACATCGCGCAGGGGCTCATTCAGAAAGCCCGCGCAGGCGACACGGCCTCGGCGATCTTCTTCCTGAAGACGCAAGCGCGATGGGCCGAGACGCAGAAGCACGAGCTGACGGGCGCTGACGGCGGGCCTCTTGAGCTCTCGCGCATCGAGCGCGTCATCGTCGACAAGGTGAAGCCCGATGGCGGCTAGGCTGCGCCAGGATGCCGCTAGGACGCTCCGCATCGAGACGCCCCGATGGATGCTCCCTCTCCTCGGCAGGGCTCGCTACAAGGGCGCGTGGGGCGGGCGAGGGTCCGGCAAGAGCCACGCCTTCGCCGAAGCGCTCGTCGAAGCTCACGTGCTCGATGCGAACCGCTCCACCGTTTGCGTGCGCGAAATTCAAAAGTCGCTCGGGCAATCGGTCAAGCGGCTCCTCGAAAACAAAATCGAGGCGCTCGGCGTCTCGCACTATTTTGAGATTCAGGAGTCGGTGATTAAATCCAGGAAAGGCGCAGGGAAAATCATCTTTGCCGGGATGCAGAATCACACCGCCGACTCGATTAAGAGCCTCGAAGGCTACGACTGCGCGTGGGTCGAGGAGGCGCAATCACTGAGCCAGCGCTCGCTCGATCTGCTCCGCCCGACGATTCGCCGCCCCGGCTCCGAGCTGTGGTTTAGCTGGAATCCCTCGCAGTCAAGCGACCCGGTGGACGCGCTCCTCCGAGGCGACACGCCGCCGCACGATGCCGCCGTCGTGCGCGTTAACTACACCGATAATCCTTGGTTCCCCGACGTGCTCAAGGCGGAGCTCGAATACGACAAGCGCCGCGACCCGGACAAGTACGCGCACGTGTGGCGCGGCGAATACCTGCGCAACAGCGAATCGCGCGTGTTCCGAAACTGGCAGATTGAGGAGTTCGACGCGCCGACAGACGCCGTGCATCGCTTCGGCGCGGACTGGGGCTTCGCGGTCGACCCGACGACGCTCGTGCGCTGTCACGTCGTAGGCCGTAAACTATTCATCGACTACGAAGTGTATTCCGTGGGCTGCGAGATTGTCGACACGCCTGCGCTTTTCCTGACGATTCCCGAGTCGGAGCGCTGGCCTATCGTCGCCGACTCCGCGCGCCCCGAGACCATCAGCCACATGCGCCGTAACGGCTTCGGCAAGATTATGCCCGCCGTCAAGGGGCCGCGCTCCGTCGAGGAAGGCGTGGAATTTCTCAAGTCTCACGACATCATCGTCCACCCTCGATGCACGCACACCATCGACGAGCTGACGCTCTACAGCTACAAGATCGACCCGCTAACGGGTCGCATCCTGCCGCAGCTCCAGGACGCAAAGAACCACGTCATCGACGCCCTGCGCTACGCCTGCGAGGCGGTGCGCCGCACGGCAGTGGCGAAGCCCGCGCAGATCCAACCCCCGCAACCCGTAGCGCACGCATGGCGCAAGTGATAGGTCCGCCCCATGGCCGAGACGAAAGACGCGAGACTCGCACGCATCCACGACGAGGCCCTGCGCCGCTTCAACGCGATTCAATTCGCGTTGCAGGACGAGCGCCGTCAGTGCCTCGACGATCGGCGCTTCTACAGCATCGCTGGCGCGCAGTGGGAAGGCCCGCTTAAGCAACAGTTCGAGAACCGCCCGCGCCTTGAGGTGAACAAGATTGCGCTCTCCGTGATGCGCATCATCAACGAGTACCGAGCGAACCGCGTGACGGTCGATTACGTCCCGAAAGACGGGCGCGAAGCCGACAGGCTCGCCGACCTCTGCGACGGGCTTTACCGCGCCGACGAGCAGGATTCCGTCGCCGATGAAGCCTACGACAACGCCTTCGAGGAAGCCGTCGGCGGGGGCATGGGCGCATGGCGTCTTCGCTCGGTCCTTGAGGACGATCTCGACCCCGAGAACGACCATCAGCGCATCCGCATCGAGCCCATCTTCGACGCCGAC